ACCGTGATTCGCGTCACCCCCGACGATCAGCAGCTTAGAACGCTCCACTTCGTTCATAGCATCTATCTCCTGCTGTGTATAGAGCCAGAACCAAGGCCAGTAGCGATACTCATCAACAACGAATTGAGGTTCCCAACCCTCATTGATGGCATAGGTGATAATGCGGAGCTTGATGTAAGCCAGCAGATCGTCTGTGTAAGGCGAATTGAACTGCAAATCCTTAATGAGTTTTTCGGCCACCTTATCACCCTGCATGGCACGGATGTTTACCTCATTAAAGGCATCCTCGTAAGTTTTGATGCGCATAGTAACGGGAATAGAGGTGTCGATGAACGGCTGCTGGTCTTCACCAGAAGCTGACGCTTCAGGCACAGGTTTTTTTTCTTCCGTTTTAGGCTCATCGGCAGGTGTCAGACAGGACCAGTCTTCAGCAAAGATATCTTCCCATGTGGGGATGAAGTATGTGGCACTGGCAGGAGTCTTTTCATCATCAACAAAGGTGATGACGATAACCTGGTCATGGTACGATATTTCACCAGAGCCAACAGTGCTGATTTTTGGTTTGATACTTGCAGGCAATGAGGTCATCTTAGGCACGATGTCCTTTGAGATACACTGCGGAATTTGACGGATGATTTCGCGGTTATCAGTCCACGAAATACGACGGGCAGAACCACCCTTTTTCAGACATTCGATTACATCTTGAAATTTTGCCATAGTTTTATTTATTTAGTGAATATATAATCAGGATAGGTGTCTATCAGTTTGAACGTATAGACATAAACCTCTGGGTTCTGCTCCCAGGTTCCCTTACCACATATATGGTTTATCATTTCAATAAAACACTCACGAATATTGCTATGTACGTTATGTTTGATATTGACATGATAATGACCATTGGGGAGTTTCTTACGCTTTATATCGAGCCATGTATAATCTCCTGTTTCACCCGTCTCAATATTGCGGCTGCTGCACATACCATGAAAGACACCCTCACGCAAAATGTCTTCATCGGAAATGTCCTGAAGATGCTCTGTGCGTTTTCCAGTAATTTCTATCTGATAGCGCATTAGTTCAGGACGCACAAAGAGTTTGTTTTCCCATGCAGGTATAATAGATGGATGCTCTACATTCAACACTCTTCTTAACCTACGCATATAGGCTATTTGCTTATCAGGAATAGCATTCAGATCACGCCAAATAAAACCGTATGCTTCCGCAAGAGCCACCCTCTCGCCAACCTCATATTGTCGGCGGTCAGTTGTCAGCCGGCGCGTCATGTCTTTTTTGCCTTCAATGACTAATTGAGTCAAAGCAAGCGTAAATCGAATAATACTCATCATATTCTTAACTTTGCCATTGCTCTACCTAAATCTCCTATTACCTTAACGACAGGAGAAATTTCTACGCTGGAATCGCTGGGCACACGGGCCTCGATAACAGTCATCTTACAGAAGTCGGCTACTGCCTTTTCGAGCGTAGCACCACGAGAGAATTTGTAGTCGGCCATCAGATAAATGGCATCACATGTAAATGCGAGTACCAAACAGTCGATGAGCACCTGAAACCGATAAGGGAACTTTTCAAAAACGAACTGGAACCAGCCAAACATCGTAGATGGATTGACGGGCTTATAACCTGCATTCCTCACGATGTCGGCTGCTTCAGCAAATCGCTCTTTGAAATCATCACGGCCTGTGATGGGGCCAGATATATACATTCGTTGTCGCTTCATTTACCTTTTTCAATCTCTTTTTCGATGATAGTATAAAAGCCGTCGAAATCCTTGTTAGGATCACCTGTAGGCATCACATATAAATGTTTCATATTCTCCCGAAGAGTATGCTTAAACAGTTTCCTGAGTTGCTTTGTATGCTTTGCCATAACTATACTTTTTGCAGTCTTTCGTCGATAAATTCCAGTTCATCGTCATGGTATGTCATACCATTTGCTGTATTATGCCACATGTTATAATAACTGGTTCCAAAGAAATCAATAGCATGGTCATCGACCATTACCTCTTCGCCAGAATCAATAACAATGGCTTTGATCTTCGGCCATTCCTTTTTATGAATCTGATGGAGCATGAAGTCCTCATGCTTCTGGTTAATGGACTCCTGGCTACGCCACTTACATTCATCACAATGGTAATGCCCCATGCCGTCACAATAGCCTTCAGGCTCTCCACGTTCAAAGTCATCACAATCAAGGTCAGGATCAACACCTGTACGCTGGTTTGTTTTGCCATGCGTAGGCTGCTGCACCACCATCACCTTTGGAGCCAGGTTTGACATGCCTCCCATGAACTGTGTCATCATAGGCAATGGTGCCGGTTCATTCGACATACGCATGACATTCACCATGGCCAATGTCCTGCCCTCATCCTCTGTCACGAGGTCCAGGGCCATATAGACACGATAATGTTTTTTAGTCTCAGACATAATTAGAACAATTTTAATTGAGCTTTCTCAGCATTTATTTGCTTTTCAGCATCATTATAATATTCCCGATTAAGTTCAAAGCCGATGTAATGCCGGCCTTCTTTGATGGCAGCGATAGCTGTTGTGCCACTGCCCAGGAAAGGGTCGAGAATTACCCCCCCCGAATTAGTAAAATAGTGTATTATCGTCTGAGGTAACAACAGAGGAAACGCGGCACGATGCTTAGTGCTTTTGTTTTTACCGATCCTCAGAACATTTGACAGAGTACCACGAGAGGCATTCATCACAGGAAGTTGACAGCCCTTACAGTCATGCTTATCAAATACTACCACAAATTCAAACTCCCTATTCAATACGCCATCGAGCATAGCCGGTTCTGCTGACATCTTATCCCATACCATAATCTCACGGATGCGGTCAGCGTAATGTCCCAGCAGCTTAAAGAAAGCCACCTTATTACCCGTAATCATCATTATATTATAGAACACAAGCCCTTTGGTGACTCTCAGCATTTCATCTATACATTGGCATTGCCAGGCATAGTAATCATCCATTGACAGAGCATCATTCACACGGTTGTCATAACGGTTAGCAGGAAGACCCGTGTAGCCAAAGGTTTCTCCTGGAGTCCATTTGGTATATTTGCCGGTATGCAGACGAAGGCCAAAGTTGTAGGGTGGGGAAGTGATTACCGCATCCACACTATCAGCCTCCATCTGCTTCATACCAGCGAGACAATCCATATTATATATGTTGTCAACAGATATCATCAATTACTCTTTGTTTTCCTTTTCTTTTATGGTAAGAATACCAAATATTTTACAATAGTCAATACCAGCTTTGAATACGTCAGTTATTGCCGATTCAAAATTCATAGCAGCTTCTATTTGTTTGATGGTCATACTTTCACCTTTTGCGCGTCGCTCCTGACGTGAAATAGATGCCATCTTCAACACGATAGGAGCGGCTGCATCTACAGCACTTTTCACCTGCTGCTCTTCGACAGTCAAATCATCTTTCCAGACGATGCTATTCATCAGTTCTGACAGGCCCTTATATGCTGCCTGCTGAATTTCATTCATAAACTTTTCTTTGTCCTCAGAATCGGAAAGAGCCATTCCAAGCATCATTTTCATAAAATCTTTCTTATCCATAATGGTGTTAATTTACAAATGCGATACGATACTGTTTATTGCGGAGTGATGGGTATCGCTGTTCCAGCATCCGCTTAAATTCATCATTCGTGCCAAGATCCATCACATATTTACCAAGTGACAGGTCAAACCTGACGGGCATTCGCTTGTGAAATGTAGCATAGTATCGCGTACCACCATCGAGCATGATATCAACATGCAGCATCATGGAGCGCGAGCCGTCAGGCTCCAGGCGAGTATTAGGGGGGGGGGGAATACGGATATTTCATCATTTTTTTGTTTTTAACGTGAATCATAAATAGGGAAAAAATCAGGGATATAGTTGCAAGTTACCTCTTTTTTAGCTGTATCATCAGAAACAAAGAAAGGACAATCACGTTCCAAGCCAGACCCTACATGTACCAAATGCGGTGTTGTCATGTGGCAATTTATACAAGTTGCCATCATCCCATGTGGGCAAGGAGTCTTACTACTCATCGAGCGTATCTTATAACGTATTTTCTCCATAGAAGTCTATTTGGCCTCAATAGTTTTTCGACATACAGAACAGGTTATATTCCTCTTTTGTGATGACATACCAATCTCCATCAGATGTTTCAACCAGATATTCGCCAACATGACAGCAAATGACACCACCATACAGAGAGGACACCTTCAGTACAGGTTGGTCTTTAGAATCCTTTGTAATGCAGCGGACACACGGCAACCGAAACATACCAGTAAGGTCTTTTCCATTAAAATGTATAGTCTGTTTATATTTCATAGTTTATTTTTCAAAACTTAACATCTTTTGCCATCAATAGGGAGAGTCCAGACACCACATCCAAAGCGGCCTCCATAGACTGAATAGCACCATGAAGAATTTGGGCGTAGTAAGAGAGTTCCTTAAACTCTTCCGAATCCTTATCAAACATAGCCATTTTCTCAGCCATCTGTTTCAGTGTGGCAGAAAGCAATGCTTCAGGAACCTTTATTTCCTGCAAACAGAGATTGATCTGAGCTGACCATATTATATTTTTTGAATCGGCCATAGTCACCCTTCCTGTTCCAACTGTTCACGAATAGCCTGCTGGAGTACCGGCAGGACATACTTTGCATGACGCTTTGCAGCAGCAGCTACCTTTGTCGGTGCCGTATTCCATTCCACTTCACAGAGCTTGTTGGCAAAGTAGCCGTCGCTAATACCAAGCATAAACTTACGAATACCATCCTTACCAGGAGCCGTAAAGTAGTGGAAGAAATTACCCCATTCAGAGTAGGACATATAGACACCATCAGAAGTGAGGAAACAACGGGCCAACCAACTGCCATTGTTATCCTTCAGGTCATACATAAACACCTGCACACCAGGTTTGTTTGAGAGACAGCAAGTATTACCGATGAGTTCACGCTGACCAGTAATCTTAGCCTCGTTTTCATCAGTCAGCATGTCACTGTTATCATGGATATTGCCGACGATCTCCATACGCTTATAGTCGGGCACCTCGCCGATATACGATGGCAATAGTCGATGCTTACCCCAGGTGAAACACCATCCGCTAATCTCTACGGGATTACCGTCTGGCTCAAAGTCTTTCAAAGACTCCAAATGTCTAATCTGACGTTGCCATTCTACGATAAACAAACGGCCACTACCATCAGGAAGTATTAGTGACAGGATATCACCCTCAAAGATAGGCTTACCGTTCTTATCACGCCATTCTGTAAATCTTCCAAGCGTATTAGGATCTATCCTGACAGACTCCAAAGGTGAAACATGGATGTGCGGTTGTAAGGACATGATATGCGGCTCACCTTGCACCCAGCGGCCATCTTCAACGGCCTTTGCACGACAAATATATCTATTCATTACCTGATATTCTTAAATTATCTAATTTTTATACCTAAATCACATTCTCCTGTAAACACGCTGGAAAAACTCATGTGAGAGCATTCACTACACATATCGCCAGTATCATCAGGAAAAGGACAGCCGATGGATGCAAGGTCTTTACGCTCAATGCCAGGGTAGGGGTCAAAGCCCTTGCTGTTGATGCAATGCTGAGTTGCAGGATCATCCGCAATCGTCTTATCAGCACAATGGCTGCACAGCTCATGGGAATCATCCACCCACCAGCAATTACCATGCGCCGGATTGTGACACGGATCATTGTCTGTGCATCCACAAATCTTACATACTCCGTAGGGCATAATTACTCAATGGGTTCTATATGAATAATATCGTATGTTTCAGAGCCTTCGCCAAAATCGGCACAAACGCAGCGGTCAGTACCAACCCAGAAAACGCCGGACTCAGAAAGAACACCCTCACGACATTCAGACTTCATAACCTGTCCTTTGCTATTCTTTTGAATGTAACGCACCTTTTGACCGGCATTCAAGCGGTCGGCCCACTTCTCCTGGAGTGCCTTGCTCCAAATAATTTCTACTCTACGCCCATGGTTTTCGTAATGGACGGCCATGCCTCCAAAAGTAGGCTCCAATGCCGAGATTTTCTCGACCACTTGACGCTTTGAAAGAACTACGTCAAAATCCAATTTAGCCAGTAATACGTCTGGCAACTCTTTTTTGATAAAATCAAATGCTTCCATAATTAAAACAATTTTGTTAAGAAATTACATATTTAATACAACATACTTTCCTGGGATGGAAGAACGGCGCAAGCGGCGGTCACATTCATGGCCAAAAGCCACAAGCACCGAGCCAAAGAACGGGGAGCCGGTGGTGCCATCAGGTGTAATGAACTTGATGCGATGACGCATAAAGAGCATCGAGGTGGCACGAGCAAAAACGACTTCCTGGAACAGCAGATTATCCACCTGATTCTTCAGCAATGCGATGCCGTTGCCATGCTCTGCCAGCTTCTCAACAAACGGACGCAACAGCGGACGGCTATAAGGTGGATTCATAAACACAACAGCAGCGTCCGGCCACATCTGACTCAATCCATCCTGCTCCTTATTGAACGACAACGGCGCAATCTCGTATGGAGGTTGCATAGGCGCACATGGATCAAGGTCAAACGGGCCGAGTTCGTCCACAACCCAACGAGGGGTGTACCACTCATCAGAGCTAACTACTGGATTCTGCTGTGTTCTATTTGCCATTATTCAGGTTTTTTCTCTCGGTAAAATTTCTTGATAGACTCCTTCCAAACGACCTTAAACTCATACTCATTTGACAGCTTTTCAACATGCTGCATGAATCGGTCACACTCATTCCAATCATACCGTTTGGCAGAGTAGGGCGACAGGAGGCCGATGCGAAACTCACGGCACACATCCTTTACGGTCTCAATGATAGCCAACGACACAGCAAAGTCAATGACTGGCTCCATCGAAGCCCAGCACTTGAAATTTATGCTCTCCAGCATGATCATTGCCGCCTGGCGGTTACTGTTCTTTGGAGCGTTTGGCTCCATATAGTCAAAGCCTGTCAGTGTGAAGCCAATATGCAGATAATAGCGGTACGGAAAGAGCTGCTGGATAATCTCAGTATTCTGTACCCACCATGTCGCTTTCGTGAGAATATACACCGGCACATGGTGCTCCATGGCATAGATAGCACACTTGATGGTCAGCGCATACGTCTCACGAAGCATTGGGTCGGTACTGAAAGAGAAGAAAATGCCACCATCAGCCCTAAACAACTCATGGTAAGCATCCACTTCCATACAGAAGCGTCGGTAAGCCTTCTCTTCCGTACCACCCACTTTTTTCTCTATCTCAGGCACAGCACCGCCGAGCTGCTTTGCCATCGGGCCACGACGGAGATAGCAATAGGTACACTGATGGACGCATCCCTTATAGAGATTGCATCCCCAGACAGCATACTCATGTGCAGGGCCTTCAGGCTTGTATATCGCAGTGTGGGCGAGTGGTCGTTTCATTGCTTATTTATCATAATTATAATTATAGCAACTTCGTTTTAAGATTTATTGCAGACGAAAGCGAGGGCTTGTTTCAAGGTTCCCGTAGCAGTTTCCCATTGACGCTGAATGTCATTGATAGCCCGTTTTGACTCATACTTGATATCCGCAATTTTTTTACGGCTGTTGATGTCATTCGTCTGCATTTCGTAATCGAGATTGTGAATCTCGTTACGCAGTGTCAGTGTTCGCTCACGCTCATCAGTATTGCCACCAGTCGGCAGTTGAGAGCGTTTCAGATCAATCAGGCAGATAATACGGTTACGTTCCACCTTTTGCTCAGTCCTGATGTTAAAGATAGCCGTCTCTTGTTGATGACGCAGTTCGTCGATATGCTCATCACGCCAGATACGGACTTTCCCAAACCATGCTCTGACCTCTTCCTCTGTGAGCAACTTCAGCTCTTCCAGGGGGGGGTAATTCAAAGTTTTTTCCATGAAAATTTACTTTTAAGTTAAAAAATATGAGTTATTACACTAAAGTTGAGCTTTCACCACCATAAACGCGCATCTGGGGCAGAATGGCATCGTGAATCTGCTGTGCAGCGATCTGTGCATTGGGATGTGGCTTGCCTGTTTCACCAGTGAGACGCAGGCGCATAATGGCTTTCCACTCGAAGACATTGTAGGTATAGGCCACACGGGTAGCCGTATCAAGAGCCAGGAAACCACGCGCATCCTGTGCAGGCAGTCCGAGGCGAAGCCCCAGCTTATATGCCCACTCGCTACACTTCCAGAACGTGCGGGCCATCAGTTTCTTCGTCCAGTGAGCACAGTTATACCAGTGAGGAAGACAGATGGTGATGCCACCCTTTTTACCGAAGTTGACATAACGGGTGCTCTGCTCCGCAATGTTGTTAGGCGAAGTGCGGTTCAGTTCGCGGCTGGTACTGATCTGTGTTGTCACACACACCGTATAACGAACCAGAGCCAATGCCGTGACAAAGTTCAGTTCGTTGGCCTTGCCGACAAACTGCTGGAGTGTCACCTCGTAAGGCATCAACTGTGACTCGATGCGAGGGTTATCCATAAGATACTGAAGGTTGGTAGAAACGAAGTAGTTGCGCGTCTTAGCCTTCTTATCCTTGTGATATACGATGCCCACATAGGGCGAGTTATTCAGGGCCGTAAACATCCACAACGGGAAATGTTCTTTATCGGCTTCCTCAGAGTGCTGCACGTTAGGCACCACGAAATAGCGTGAGCCATGTCGGAACATCGAGAGGTGATTACGTTTCTTCAGCATTTCGCAGAAGTCCTCGGCACTCTTCTGCCCACCTTCAGAGGCATAGCACAGACGGGCAGCACGAGCCACCTGTTCCTGCCACTGCTCTGGTGCAGGCCATAATTCTACTGATGGTTTGATGAGATACATATTGTTAATACCTTAATGTGATTCCTGCTTCCTTGCAACGGGCAAAGAAGTAATTGATTGATATAGTCGTTGGATTACTGTTGTACTCAAACTTCTTTTGACAGTCAGAAGCATTGTACTTATTGCTGATGGCCGACACACGATGAAAGAACTGACTGCCCCAAGGCTCCGGCAAACAAGCCAGCGACATGCCTATGCGGATCCATACATCATAGTCATTGGTGATATCGGTATGCGTAGTTTCGAGCTTCTGCACCAGGATCTCCACCTTTTGCACCAGTTCGTCGGATGTCTCACTACGCTGTGTATAGACAGCGGCTTTGGGTGCCAGCATCTGCTCCCCAAGATCCACCCCTGAGTAGGGAATGGCATTGTTATTGATATACGGCTTATCATCGTAGGAAGCGAAACGGATGCGCGTCACATCGGCACACTTACGGTCGATGACGATGCCCAGGGCTGCATACTCGCGGAGCAAGGCCGCAAACTGCTGACGATGATACTGAGGATAAGCCAGCGGAATGAGTACGAAGTAGCCAGTGCCAGAACACGACTTCATGCACAGTGCTACCTCTGGCCGATGACGCAAAGTGCGCAGTATGACTTTCATATCCTGGAGCGACTGGTTATCCTGGCGGTCGATGTCGATACACAGGAAACCCGTATGCTGCAAGAGGTGTGCCTGACGGCGTGACACCATTTCCCTGACGATGAACTTCTCACCTGTGCGATGATTCGTTTTCTCCACGTCCACCTCGCGCAGCTCAAAGAGGCCCGACAGGGTGGCACCAGGCAGCAGCGTCTTCATTTCTCGGTAGTCATCACGCGCCTTAGCCGCTTTCTCGCCATACTCTGCCACCATAGCGCGAAGCTGATCAACCACTGGCTTCCAGCGGTCGGTCAGACAGAACTCGCGGATGGTCATCTGCTGGATGATCTCGCCCGTCTCGCGGTCAACGAAACGGCCACAGTTATCGTGGGAGTCGCTATATACAGAACAGAGTTGGTCAAACATACTTTTCTTTTTAGCGACGGTAGTGTGGATGAATGGCCGCCCAGAACCATTCCACGAGGATATTCAGGACCCATGCGGCAAAGAATCCGGCCAACAGCAGGAAGAATCCCTGCCAAAACAGACACGAGAGACCGTACCATGTGGCGGTGATGGCCACTTGCGCCATAATCTCGATGCGATAGTCCTTTTTGAAGTAGTTTTTACGCCACTTCCATTCCTTTTCCGGCGACTGGTCTTTGTAATACTCCCACGACACCATGCCGGCAGTCATCATGCAACCGATGAACATGCCAACAGGTAGTGGCCAGCCCCCAACGAGGGGAGCCAGCCACAGCGCACAACTCACCAGTGCGCTTGCAAGGACCCAATTCAGGATGACGAGATATACTTTCATACCTTATATATTATTATGGTTTTAATCAGTTCTTAGTCTGATTTTCGATGCAAAAATAAGAAACTTTCTTGAATTGACAAAATATAATTCGGGTTTTATTCTTATTTTCCCCAAAATTTAACACTTTTATGATGGTTTTATTCTGTTTTCGCCCGATTTCTCCCCTCTCAGTGACAAAACCACCCTCAAACCCTAAAATAACTTTTTGCAGCTACATCTACCGCAAAGCCTAATGTCATTTTCGGGGAAAAAAGTTTTTTAAGGATGAGAAAAGTTTGAAAAAGGATGAAAACACTTAGTGCTAACTTGTTGATTCTCATACCTAATACTAAGGTAAAAAGTTATTTTTACCTCTTTTTCACAAACTATTACGCATACAGGAGAAAAACAGAAATATAGAATTAGAACGAAAAAATCCCGTTTTCTCCGCTTAACTGCTTTCCTCCGTTCCTCCACAACTCATTGATTATCAAAAGAGAAAGCAGAGCTTTCGCATTATTGCTCATTACCTTTTAAGGTGCGGAAATTTGAGAATTATCGAGAAAGAATTTTCGCAAAATAATAGTGAGGGTACGCCGAAAAATGACTTTTTCAACTTTTTGGAGCCTAAAAATCGGCCAAAAAGTAGTATCTAAGGGCGTTTTAGGGAATGATAGTGCCATCATTGGCTCATCCTTTGGCCGCCACTGAGGGGTGCGGGGATAGTCAGGAAGACCCAGCGGATAAACCGCTGGGAACAATACCGACAGGAGCGCGAAAATAATTAGAAAATAATCGCCAAAACATTTGGCCATGTCGCGGGAAATTCGTAAATTTGCAGCGTAATTAAATTGGGGTAATATGTGCTTAAAATCACATATATAAAGGCTGTGATATTACCCCAAGAGCGGAGCCAGCGCGAAATTTTGATTACCTTCAGCGCGAGAATATCCCACACCTTTTAATTACACAAGCGGTGGCCACGCTTCACAGAGTGACCACCGAAAAATTACATAAACAGTATGTAGTACAAGAATCAATGTCAATAGCTACCAGCGGAAAACCGCTGGTCACAGTAGTTAGCCCTTACGCCACAGGCGATCGCCGGAGTTACGACGCATGAATGCGGCACCGTCGGCAGACTCCTGAGTGACGCTTCCACGTCCGAATTTGTTGACGTGCAGACCATTCTTCTGGAGCAGCAGCATCATGGCCGTAAACTCTGCCATCGTATCACGGAAGCCCTGGATGTCTTCAGAGGTGAGCATATTATCACCCGCTGCTGACGCATCGGGCACCGTGAAGTCGGACAGGTTGCCATCGTCATAAGTGCGGAATCCACGCCCAGAGAAGTTTTTGTCGAACTTCACAATCTCATTGATAAGGTCAGGACGCGCCATTTGCATGGCTGCTGTTGTTTCCCTACCAATGACCATTTCAGGGCCTTTCTCGCCCACAAGAGACGGCTGGCCGTTGACCATGGTAGCGATAGGCTGTGTAACAATGCCCGTCTGTAATTTGCCTACCTGTTTGGCGTTATACACCTTGCCGTCTGTACCGAGGACGGGACTTGTAGTGTCGCCGGATGGAGCGGAACCGCCACCGACAGACTGCACGTTACCACCGTCGTATGTCAGCATACCCGTGGCCAGCTTCACGTTAGGACCAGAATCAGCACCGCCACTGTCACTACCGCCAAAGGCAGCAGAGATAGCCCATGAGAGCAAGCCCATCAGCAAGGCTGTGATAACAGCGATGAGCGGAATACCCCAGAAACCCAAGGTGCCAATGATCTTGGCAGCACCACCGGCAATACCGAGTCCCACCTTACCTGTTGTAGCCGTTGCTTCCTCAGACAGTTCGGTAGCGTTAGATGTCGAATGCTGTGTGAGACGTGCAGCGTCGCCCGTCTGCTGTGCTGTCAGCATGAGTGCCTGGTACATCTGTTGTATCTGGAGCAATGTCTGCTGATGCAGCGTTTCGTCGGCTTCCTCCTGACGATGGTACAGCTGCTTGGTGACACGGCGCGTCAAGTCTTCGGCCATCAGCTGAAGCGTCATCTTGGCGTAGGCTTTGAGCATGGTCTTAGCCATGTTCTTCATCTTCTCGTTAGAATCCTCCGCATCATCAGAGAGGCTTTCCAGATACTCCCCTACCCCTTCGGCAAAGGTCGCCATCGGTTCACTGAATGACTGCAACAGTTGAACACGCTCATTGAACTTAGCGGCCACCTTATCGGCCATGGCCGTCTGTGCCTCCATCATCTGACGTTTAGCATCTGTCAACTGCTGTTCGCTGATCTTATCCTGCTCACGGAGCGACTTCATTTCCTGATAGTAGAGACGGGCCCTTTCCGACAGCAGGCGATAGCGCAGTATCTCTGGGTCAGAATCCATATTCCAGGACATTCCAAGCTGCTGTGTGAAGTTCTTATCAGAGCCGAAACGCTGCTGGTCGCTATTGATAGTCGAAAGATCCTGTGTGGCTTTGTCGATGTCCTGGATGTCAGGACGGTTGTTAAACACGAAGTCAGCACGGCGTTTTGCTTCGTCGTAGGCTTTCTTCTGGGCATCGGTATAAGCGTCGGACATTTCGATGAGCTTCTGATAGAACACTTGCCACTGCTGCAAATCCATATTCAGCATAGACTCCAGGGCAGAGCCGGACAATGTACCATTGTAATCCTCACCAAAGAGCAACGTAAGCATTGCCTTCTGGCCGTCCTTGGTAGAGACATCAGCAGCAAAGACATCCACGATGTGCTCACGGGCTTTCAAGAAAGCCTGTTGCCACAACTTAGATCGACTATCAACGAAGTTCTGAATGTCCTCAGACTTACCTTCCTGAGACCACTTCATCAGCTGTTGCGACTGGCTGGTAGTCAGTTCGGCCACGCCTAACTGCTCCATCTGCCCCTCATAGTCACGGTTTACCTTGCCAGTATAATTCTTTTCCAGCAAAACCTTTTGGCGGGCCTGGTATGCCGAATTTGCTTGTTTAACATTTGCCAGTTCATTCTCAGTAGCCTTACGCCATATCTGATCGAGCAATACGGAACCATTCTGCCCCAACTCCTTAGAGAGCGTTTCAATCATCTTTTTCAGCTGGTCGATGTCATTGTGAATGATATTGTCGAGCAACTGCGTTGATTGGTTAGTGCCATCAGCAGAAAGCGGCTCATAGAGATCATCCAGCATCGACTGACGGAAATCAGCCCATTCGTTCTCTGTGCCGGCAATAGCCTGACGCACATTAGCCAGTGCGCTATTCATGCGTACCGTCATACCGTCCACGAGTTTCTTCTGAAGCTCTGAATCCATGCCGGTACGGGTAGCCATTTCCGTAATGGCAGCAATCTGACGCTCGTAGTAGTTCTTTACATTGTCGATGATAGCCTTGGCCTTATCCTGTTCCTCGCGCATTTCAGCACGAAGAGCCTTGCGGCGGGCTGCTTCCTCTGCACGGCGACGCTTCTCGGCTTCTTTGTCAGCAGCATCATTAGTCAATTCGCCTGGAGTCTCAGCAAACGGATCGTAGTCGCCGATGAGCGGGTCAAGAGCTGCATCAATACTCTTTTTCGTCTTGTTATACTCCTGCCAGGCATCCACATATTCACGAATAGCCTTACCATAAGCCGCTACATTATGCTCAGTACCAGCCATATCGGTAAATACCGAATAGTCGTTGTTAAAGCCACTTCTGCCATCAGTACGCCTACCGAAACGACTCTGCACCATGTCAGAATAAATGGAAACCCAGTTTACACTACCATAAGTGTTCTGATTCTGGTTTATCTGATCTTCAAGCCATTTGGTATCGTAGGCAGCAAAAGAGCCATCACGCGAATTATTTACCGTCAAGTCAGAGAAGGCACGAGCCTTTTTGCCCAACTCTCCGGCTTTATCGCCCAATTCCTGATCGTAAGCGCGTTGCTTCGTCTGGTAATATATTTTTTTGCGCAGTTCATCATTCAAGAGCGCGTAGTGCTTTCGCAGGTCATCCACCGAATTAACCTCGATGCCGAGTTTATTCAGATAGGTGCCGTAAGTACGGTTAAACTGTCTCAGGATGCGCTCACGCTGTGCCTGTGACGTGTTCGCGTCTTCCAAGACACGCTTATAGGATTCCAGTTTACGAGTCTCTTTGTCGATCTCAGCAGCAGCCTCCTTGATATACTCGTTCATTGTTTTCTGCTTGTTAGCAGCATCATCGGCAGCGTTGCCATAGTTTGTTAGCCAAACGACGGCAGAAGCAATCAGAGAGATTACCAGTCCGAAGATGTTAGCCTTCATAGCCGTATTAAGGCCCTGCTGTGCCACCATAGCACCGATAATGGCAGTCCTCATGGCCACGAAACCACGATAGAGAGCCATCACGCCCATATAGGCACCCTTGAACAACAGGAACTGGATAAGCGTAGGCAACAGAACCACCAGCAACTTCACGGCAGCGATAATCATTGTCAGCACGAGCCTTATCTGCCCCATATAGAGAGCCGAAGATGTCAGCTTTTGGCTCATGTCATACCAAGCCTGAGACAGCTCCTTCACGGTGTCAACACCCTCTGGGTTCACGAATGTTCTTACCCAAAGTTGGTTGGCACGTTCAAGAATGGCATTTGCCGTTTCCTGCTTCATGGCATACTCCGTGGTCAGCGATGTTGCCTCTTCAAACGCTTCGTTAGCTTCCTCTACATGTGCGCGTACAGTATCTACATTCTTCGACATGGTGGCCATCACACCTATCAAGCGTTGACCCTCAGAGCCGAGATCCTTCCAGATGTTACCCAGCGCATTCATGTTACCCTTCTCGCGCATCTTTTCCATGATTTGCAGAATGGCCTCCATTGCCTTACCCTGTGAGAAAAGATTATTGATGGTGCCTTTCTCCATGTTCAACTGCTGCTCTATCAGGTTGTGATTGGTCTGCAAAGACGTGAAGAGCTTACCAAAGGCCGTGGCTGCAACTTCAGGAGCCTGCCCTAAAGCATCCGCTGCACTTCCCAATGCCAAAAGTTCCGGCGTAGTAATTCCTGTAATACGCGACAGACCAGTAAGGCGTTTCGAGAAGTCCACGATATGCGTACCGCTGGCAGTAGAAGTGGCCGCAAGTTGGTTAATGGCAGATCCTACAGACAGCATGGACTTTTCTACACCGAGTTTCGGAATGAGGCCCATCGTATCAATGAGCTTTGAAATCTGCAAGAGGCTATCTTCACCGAGGTCATCGGAAAGAGCCACCTTTACCTGGTCGGCAGCACGGACAAATTCGACCATACCTTCCACACCGTATTTTCCAAATCCCATTTTACCGCCTTGATACGCCAAATCTGACAATTCCTGAATGCTTGTGCGCGTATCAAGTTTCGCTATGCTTTCAGCCAGTTCGTTCACATCCTTAGTAGCCAGTCCAGTCACCTTACGGATGTCTGCCAACTGGTCAGAGTAAGCCAGATTACTACGGAGCATTTCTTGGAGCTTCTGCTGTGCCATCGAGAAGAGCTGGAACACACCGAAGTACATGGAGATAATTCTAAACGTCGTACTCCATGCAGAAGCCTGATTATTGATAGAACGTGTAACACTATCTATCTCACCACGAATCTTTTGTAGTTGATTCTGGCGATCCTTATATTTTGCATCCTCACGATTCAGTTTCGCCATTTCCTCTTCCAACTGCTTTGCAGCCTTACGAAGATTCTCCAATGGCTCTTTTTTGAGGTTACGCATCACTTTGTCGATGTCAACGGCTTCACGGTCCACACCTTCGAGAGCCGTCTTCAGTTGCTTTGCCCAAGTAACCCACTTCTGACGGTTAGGGTCATTGGAAGCCATCTTATCCAGTTGGTTACGGCATTGCTCCAATCCCTTACGGAGCTGTTCAGGAGAGGCGTTAGCCAGACTGCCAACCAGTTTCGTAACATCCTGCTCTATCTCCTGCACTGTTGGCTCTATTTTTTTCTCCTTACCGCTGATTACATCCAGTTGCTCATCACACTTTTTCAATTCAAGGTTGATACGCTCGATCTCAGCAGAGACGTTACCACTGGCCGGCATGATACCACCCTTACCAAGTTGGTCACGATAGGACACCAGGTTAGCACGGGCAGCACGGAGTGCTTCAGCATTGGCACCACCGCCGGACACCGTTGTAAAGGCACGGTTCGCCTGCTCTGCCTGGAGTTGATGCAGTACGTTCACCTGACGCTGGTAGGCGTTGCTGTTTTTGTCAGTCTGAGCCACGAGCTGCTTCTGTTGATTGATGGCACGAGAGAGCCATGCGTCAGAAGTCTGGGAGAGGTTGCCCATGTGCTTCTGAATGTTGACCATTTCACCCTGAAGGATTTTGATTTGGTCGGTGATGGCCTTGTATTTCTGGCGCAGGTCATCGAGTTTAGGCGAATCGGTGCTGACACGGCCCATTTCTTTCTTCACCTGGCGCAAAGCACGTTGCAGCTGTGACAGGGAAGAATTGGAAAGATTGTTTGTCACGGTAACAATCTTATCCATGTTGGCCTTACCCTCCTTCACGGCGATGGAGAGTTCCTTGATTTCGTGAGCCATCTGTTTTGCCCTCTCTGTGCCGGCCTTACCAGCGTCGGAAAGTTGCTTGTATGCAGCCTGAAGACGTTTCAGCTCCATTTCCATAGCACGGACAGCGGCCCTTGGCTGTTGGGCGTTACAGGTAATGACTACCTCGGATTTCTTTGTATCTGCCATATAAAATCACGTTTATTTTAGGCAAAGATAGTACAGAAATAGCGGGAGGTAGGGACAAAGAGAAAACCCGCTGGATAACCAGCGGGCACAGTGGCTACAAATCGTACTCTATTAGGATTTTGGGGCAATTACCGTGGCCAGCGGTATGAGTAGGAGAAATACCAAAAGGAGAAATAATTAAACCATCCTGCGAAACATTGATTCTACCCTCATAGATAGTGCTCAATAAGGATGACCGTCTTGGGATAATGTGCGAGACTGAGGATGTCTTCTGGGAGTTGCATACCGTCGTAACGGGTGTTAAGGGTGCAACAGATACCGCCTGCTGCTGTGTTAATGGGCAGAAGTACCCCCCCCCTGTAAGGGTTTTGGAGGTGCGGAGGTTGTATGCGACAGCTTAATCAAAGTCATATTCTATAAACACACATTGAGACGTTTCACCAGACATCAGGACAGAAGCAATACGCCCATCCTCTTTGACACGGGAACGTCGAAGCTGAGAGGATGGATAGGCCATATCGAAACACCCACCGCTGACACACTCGATATAGCCCAATTCGGTTGCCTGTCTGACTTGCAACACGAATTGCCCCCCCCTCGTAGCGGTCGAGAGGAATGGACGGCTGGGGATATAGTGCCTTACAGCGGATTTAGAGGTCATATTCGATAATGACAAAGTTGTTGTTTTGAAAATCGGAATTGGTTAATGGAGGGAGAATATCAGCCGGACGTATGCCACCACGAAACTTGCCATGAGGGTAACGAATAATACCCAACGGCTTTCCGACGGGGGCACCCGCTGCTGACTCATCTGGCACGGTGGCGTGAGTGGTTTTTATATCATTCTCTCTATCCATACGAGGTTATCTTTTTGAACGGACGTTATTGTATTCGTGACGCGAGAAGAGCCAAGTTCTATGACCTGATGAAAGTTTCTGTCAGCATGGGGACCACGAAAGCTGATGCAATCGAGGTCACGGTTCACACTGGAGCATACTCTCACAGAGTCATTAGAACTGGCTGGGTCTCTATCACGCAAGTACGTCATATCTATTGACCGGCACGAGCCTTTGCTATCTCTTCATCAGAAAGTTTATGATCTGTGACAATATAGAATATCTGAGCCTGCTGGTCACTCTCATTCACTGTAAGGAATTTGATTACTGAATCAGGCTTCAGGAAGAAACGCTCATCGACATTATCTTCCAGGATGTCAGCAATGCACTTTTCTAACGGGAATGGACGCGGAAACTCATACTGCGTACCGTCAAGAATATCCTTGCGAATAGAAATCATATAGACACGTTCACGGTTTTGCGGCACACCATAATGCTTACTATTCAGAATGCCTGGTATAGTCTTCTTATCACGTTTCGTTTCTCCCCATGGTGTCGGGAATGACGGTGCCAGGAAGTTGACATACCCATACTTTTCTAACAGTTGGCACCACTCGCGGAAGTCGGGCATATTGACGCTGTTAATCAGCGCACGGACATTCTCTTGCAGAAGAATCTTTGGGTGCATCACCTTTACGGCATCCTCAGTATGCCACAGTACGGCAGAACGGGTGCCAGAGCCTCTCTTGATGCCCTCTCGTTTGCCAGCCTGTGAAATACTCTGACATGGAGTAGAATAAGTCAGGAAGTCGATTTCTTCATCTGCAAGGTCGCTCCAGTCGGCCTTTGTCATGTCGCCACGATTGAGGTCTTTTGCGTCAGGAAAAAGGAGGTTATGAGCAACAACGGCAGGCTGCTCTTCAAGGGCACGTTTACTTTCAGGGTCAAACTCTGCCCAAGCCATCAATCTATAATCGAAATCAGGATAACGCTCTTTCAACATATCGAAAGCAATCGCTTGCGAATCATAGCCAGAACACAAAGTAACAAGTTTCAGAGGTTGTTTTTTCCAGTCACGGGAAAGCTGGAACTGAGGCAGTGCAAACATATCCTGCTGTTCAGCAGGTAGGCGACGGCCAGTAGGATAGAAAATTTCCTCATAGATATACATCAAAACATCACAGACGATGGAGTTGCCAGCAAGTTTATAATGGTTGCTATTACTGATGATCTGCACAGGGCCAAACTTTTCTTCAGTCGGTGCTTTCAGAATAGTATTGTAAGCCAGTTCGTAGTTCTGACGCATAAGAGCAATCTCTTCGGCATCGTCTTCATCTTCAGAAATGGTGACTTCATCATCATTCTCTTCGGAATCAGGAACGGGAGCTTCGAGACTTTCCAGGGCCTCACGGTAGGCTTCCTCTACTTCTTTCATCGTTGCCGTCGGTTCGAGTCCGAATACTGCCAGCTGATTATCGACACCGACAAAAGCCGTATAAGGTCGCTGTTCGGTGCTCATCAGCACATCAATGTATGGGCTTGGAACGCCCATGAGTGTATAGCATTCGGGGGGGGTGAGTTTTCGGATGTCGAAGTACCTCACGGGGTGCTTCGGATCCTTTTTGCCCTGAAGTTCAGGGTGGTTGTCGGGATAAATCTTTGCAATCATAACTTTTCTTTTTACAGTTCGTGCTCAACTAAGATATAAGGAGTGGTGTTATACATTCCTGTTGTGGAATCTTTGCCAATGCCCCCCCCCTGAAAATG